AAAAGAAAAGGTCTACCGAAGTAGACCTAAACTAAAAAACATAAAGTAAACTGAAAAACTATGATTGAACTACAACAGTAAATCCTACAGTTGCAGGGTCAGAATCCAAGAAGTTAGCAGGTTTCTTTTCCATACCAGTTAAAGTTAATGTATAACCACTTAGGTCATTCATTGCTTGTCCTGTTACGATAGTACCAGCAGTTACTTGACAGCCATTTTCAAATCCAGCTAAAAAGTAATTGTCATTTTGGTCTTGAACGATAACTCTTGGTCTACCATAAGAAAGTAATTTTAATTCTTTATGGTCATCAACAGTTAATTTTTTCAAGGTCAATTCAACTACTTGTTCGAAGGCAGTAGTTCCTGTTTCAGCACTAGACTGAATATTTTGCGTGAAAGAAGAAGCATCTCTTACTTCATACTTGTATACATTTGGTGTTCCAGTTACAGCGTCAATAACGTCTGTATCAGAAGAATCAAATGTGTAGCTAGCAGGAGTAGTATCTTCAAAATTCGAGAAGTAGATAGCTTTTATACCTCCAACCGAATCTTTACATACTTCTTTTCTTCCTAATGTTAAATCACAAGCCATTTGTTGTATTGGTTTTTAATATCCCTCCCCATAAAAGAGGAGGGTTATTGTTAATAATTAATTAATTAAGCTGGAGTGTAAAGAACGATGTCTGAACCAAATCCGTGTTGTACACCTGCAGTAAATCTCATTACGAAACGTACATTTTGTGAACCATCAATGTCAGCCATATCTAATACTTTAACTTCGTTGTGGTCAGATAATAATCCTGTTCCAAAGAAGATGTTAGAAGACTCAGCTAAGTACATATAGTTAGAGTCTAATCCGTTTGCTAAGAATACCTCTACTCCATCAAATAATAATGAGTTGATAGCTTGGTTATTTCCTTTTGCTTCGTAACCAGCAGCTCCTACTCCGTCAGCACCAAATCCTCCTAAAGCTCTTACATAAGCTTTATAAACGTTTTGAGCAACGTATAATTTTACATCTGACTTTCCGTATAATGCAGAAGGCATAGCGTCTACTACTTTGCCCATTTCAGCGATTACGTTAGCAGCAGTAATAGTAGTTCCTGCTACATCGTTTACAGTTCCGTCAGCAGTAGCTAAAGCTACTAATCCGTCAAATTCTCCAGCAGTTGCAGTAGCACCCATCCAGATATTTTTCTCATTCTTGTCAGCAATCTTAGCAATAATCTCAGCGATTAAAAACTCTTGGAAAGAAGGAGGTAAGTTGTCAAATGCAGAATATCCCATAGATATTGCATCCCAGTCATCTCTAAAATCAGATTTACACAAGTTTAAGTTTACTTGAAATTCCTCTGGTTGTAAGATTTTTTCGTCTAAAGTAACAGTGTCAGTAGCAGCGAAATCACAGCTTCCATCAGCGATTAAGTCTGTGGTAGAAAGTCTCTTGATTACTTGCTTGAACTTTACATTTGGTTTAACAGTAATACCACCATTTTCGATAGTATTTGCAGATAATAAAGCTGCTGAGATGTACCCTGCTGCTTTTTCTCCTGCGTAAGTTGTTGTAATTGAAGTTGTTGTTGCCATCTTTTTTTATTTATTAAATAGTTTGTTGTAGATTGAATCTTTCACAGTTCTACTTCTGCTTTGTGAATATAAATGTTGTTGTTTTTGCTCTACTTGAGCTTCTGGAGAATGTACTATTTCTTCTGCTTCTACAGATAATTCAGTAACTTCTTCCTTAATTTCTACTTCCTCTGATAACTCAGCAGGAACATCTTTCTCTTCTGAAGGAGAAACGATTTCCATCATCTGCTTAACAGAAGCTTTTAATGAATCTAACTCTTCGTATAAAGAATCGTATTTCTTCTTTAGTGATTCAATATCTGAATCTTCAGAAACAACTTCTTCCTCTGCGATAGGAGCTTCTTCGATAACTTCCTCAGCTTGTTCTACTTTTTCTTCAGCTAGTTCAACAACCTCTTCTACAGGTGTTTCAACTACTTCTTCAGAAGAAAGTAAAATACTTTTGAAAGCATCTACAATTTCTTTTGGACTTTTCATAAATTAAAATTTATTATTAATAACTCTATAACACTAATAACTAGTAATATAAATATTGTTGTATTTTTGAATTATACATTACCAATACCTTGATTAATCATTCTGCCTTTACAACAGTCTCTACTGTATCTACTACCATCTTTACATAGACAAGCTCTTCTCTTGTTCTTTGGAGATGTTCTACTCCACTCTTGTTCTCTTTTTCTATTCATCTTTTAACTTGTTTAGTACTTCGTTTAGTAATTCTAGAGCTTGAGCGTCTTCTTCAGATAAAGATAACTTCTCTAGCTTGTTTATTGCCCAATTAATCATACTAGTACCTCCCCAGCAGTCCCACATTAATCCTCCACAGCCTTCACTATAAGGAACATCTTTGTGTTGTTGATGTCTTTTAAAACTAGCAACACGAGAAATCGTGTCTCTACTTAAAGGGGTACGACTTGCAATTTGTGAGGCTCTTTTTTTTCCTACGTCAGTTCCACAAGAACCCCAGCCATTCTTTTCTACCCAAGCTAACGCTCTTTTAGCATTGTTGGTTGCGGACTGTGGATAATCACTATAAGACTTTAATTCTTCTTCTTTATATCCTTCTGGTTTTTTATGTACCCAGCCTTTTTCTGCATACTTGTCGTGTTCCTTTTCATTCATTATTTCTACTTTATCTCCAGTCTTAGGATTGTACATGATATGAGGATATTCCACTAATTCTTGTTTAGCTAACTCTTGTTCTTTTTGACTAAAGAAACCTTCTATACTAAAACCAAGATATTTACCCTGCTTTACGTCTTCCCATATCTCATCGTTGTCAATCTTCATAACTACAGCCCAAGCACCTTCTGGAGCATCTAACTTGTATAAGTTAGTTTTGTCCATATTAGGGTCTTCTACTATCCAAGACTCTATAAGAGATACTCCTTTTACTGCTAGTTCGTGTTCTATGGTAGCATTATTATTCTTTAGTCTTTTAAGGTAAAGTTCAGATGCCTTCTTAACAGTCTCTTTAGAGAACATTATCTTGTAAGCGTAGTCTCCACTTTTTCTAAATATTTCCTTGTCTGGAACTAAAGCTAGTCCTACTACAATTCTTTTCTCGTCATCTACAGATTTGAACTCTACCTTGTGTCTACTTAAAGCTACAAAGTTTTCTTCTATTGCAGGACTTTCTACTAGTGAGATAGCTTCTATCCCATCCTCTAGATTGTTTTCGTCTATTATTAATTCTATGATGTCTAAATCTTCCATAATTATTGTTTTAACCTATTGTTGCTGTGTTAGCTATATTTAAATCTAATTGTTGTTGACTTGTTATTTCTGATGAAACCACATACGCTTGTATTGGTTGGCTTAATTGACCAGCTATTGATTGCGTTAGTTGGTTTGTTTGCGTACTACCTGCTAAGTTAAAATTAAACTCTCTAGATTCTCCTTCTCCATTACCACCTGCTGCTGGTCCTATTGAACCTCCACTACCTGCTGAAGACTGAAACTTCTGTCTAGCTATCTTAGCTACATTTAGTAAACCAGTTGTTATTGCTGTTGCCATAGCAGCAAATCTAGCTACAGGTCTTCCCACAAATGAAGGGTCTGCCATAATCTGACTTGCAGCTAAGTATGTGTTTATAGCTGCACCAGCTATATTAGCCGCCTTATTTAACTTAAACCTTTTCTTTTCTATGGCTTCTTGCTTCTTTCTTAGCTTCTCATCATTCTGACCTATCTGTAACTGTATTCTTTCTCTTTCATCTTTAGATAAGTTTTCGTTAAGAAGTCTTTGATTAAGCTCGTTGTTTAAAGCGTTTGTTTTATTTTGCTCTATAGTTAATTGTCTGTCGTATTCTCCACCTAAAAAACTAGTCATAGAAGACTGTACTTCCATGTATTTTTTAAGACCATCCTGTAAAGTAAACTCTTCAGCCTCCCCAATAGGTTTGTCTTGCCCTATAGCTGTTCTTCTTGCTGCTGCCATTTTCTTCCAAAATGGGAATAACTTACCATATTCTGCTTCTATTAAAATAATAGCATCTGTAAGTTC